ATGCTGAAACTGTCAATACTTTTTTTAATTTTACTTGAAATATTTTTCATTTTAGCCGATTATATTATCAAAAGGAGGTGTTGAAGATGGTTGAGAATAAAGAAGTTATGGCAAGAAATATTCGTCATTTTATGACGATCAACAATGTAACTGCTGCCGATATGTGCAAAGTATTGAATATTAAGCCGAATACCTTTTCATACTGGGTTAATGCTAAATATTACCCAAGAATTGACAAAATTGAAATGATGGCTAATTACTTCGGTGTATCAAAGGCAGCCTTAGTTGAAGATTCATGGCAAGAGAAATCAAGCATTGTAACTTTGACATCAGAAGAAAAAGACTTGATAAGGGCCTATAGGCAAGCAAGTTTAGATACCAAGTTAGCAGTCAAGGCAGTTCTTGGAGTAAAAAACGACTCTATCGCATCAAGTGAGGTGGGGTAAATGACTATTGAGAAAAGAGGAAATAAATACAGAATAATAGAAATGAGAAACGGTGTGGTCATCAGGTTAACTGTTGACCACAAACCGACTAAGATAGAAGCCAGAGAACTCTTGGATGGCAAGTTCCGTAATTATTCTACCTCTCAACCTTTTGGAAAGGCATCTGAGGCTTATATTTCATCCAAGAAGGACATTTTATCACCTACTACTATAAAATCCTACCACTCCATACTTAGAAACACTTCTGAACGCTTTCTGCTAACTCCGGTGTGTGAATTATCGCTTCCGGTAGTGCAGGCCGAAGTTAACAGATATTCAATAGGGCACTCTTATAAGTCTGTTAAGAACTTTAGTGGCTTTATTATGGGAGTGATTAAGTTCTATGGCGGTGATGTTAAGAGTCCTAAACTACCACAGAAAGAAGTTAAGGAACTATATATTCCTACTGAGGATGATGTAAAGGCTATTTTGAGTGAAGTTAAGGGTACAAAGTATGAAATACCTTTCCTTTTATCTGCCATGGGGTTAAGAAGGTCAGAGATATGTGCTTTGACTGCTGCCGATCTGAACGGTAATATCCTGACAGTTAACAAGGCCTTAGTACAGGATGAAGATAAAAACTGGGTAATTAAACAGACAAAGACAACATCATCCACTAGAAGCGTTATTTTGCCTGATTACCTTGTTACCCTTATAAATAATCAAGGAATTATCTACGAAGGCTTTCCAGGGCAAATCTATAAGCGTATGACAGATATTCAGAAGAAGTTAGGCATCCCACATTTTAGCCTACATAAGATGCGACACTTCTTTGCTTCTTATATGCATCAGCTAGGAATGAGTGATAAGCAGATTCAGGAAGCTGGCGGATGGAAAACAGACGGAATTATGAAAACAGTATATCAGCATGCTATGAATATGGATGAAGCCAAGAAGAAGATGGCTGACTCCATCGGTGGCTTGGTAAAAGAAAAAGTCTCTGAATAATTTCAGAGGCTTTTCTTTTGGGTGGTAACTTTATGAATACCCCTATTCATAATTGCATTTTTATTATACACCATCTTGGGATAATTTTGGGATAATTTTTTTATGCTTCTACGAAATAATGCGGGTTTGCGAGGCATAAAAGAACATAAAAAAACACCCTTGAAAACGCTTCTCCATATTGAAGAATACTGCATTTTCAAGGGTTTTTGCTTAAAGCTGCTAACGGGAATCGGACTCGTTACTTTAGGTCTTAAGAGCCTTGATTTCACGCTATTTTTTTATTTTTTGGGATAATTTTGGGATAATTTTTTATTTAACTCTTATCTTCTGACCTACTTTTAAGACATTAGGGTTTGCGATGCTTGGGTTAAGTTTTAATATATCAAAAACTGTCGTTCCGTATTTCCTTGATATCTTGGTTAAGTTGTCTCCTACAACAACTGTATGATATATCCCTTCGTCCTTCTTTGGAACTGTTGTCTTAGCCTTAGCAAGTTCGTTAACTTTCTTTTGTATGATCTGAATGTCTGCATCCGTATAGCCTTCTTTTTTGAGTCTCTCAACTCTCTGTGGTGAATTGCCATACTTACCTTCATAAACTTTAAGAGCTACTTCATCAAGGTTCTTACTCTGTTGCACCGGTGCAACTTCGTCTCTGTAATCTATCCATGGAAGTTTGCCATGTTTAGTCCACACTCTTTCTCTTCCGTCAATTTGGTTTCCGTTGATACCGGATGTCTGAACACCATTAAGCCACTTTGGAGAAGATTCAATGACTGTATTTTCTCCAACATAGATTCCACAGTGGCCATCCATCCAGACGAACTCTCCTACTCGGATATTCTTAAAATCAGTGCTCACATCTTTGCAGAGTTTAATCATCTGATTAGCGGAAGAGTCAGGAACATTATTGCCCTTATAGGTTGCTCCGCCATTTTGTGCTGACTCTTTGGCTGACCATCCCCAAAGGATCGCTTTTACAAGTCCAACGCAGTCAAAGGCAAATGTGCTACGGTCTTTTGCTTCTATCATTGACTTTCTTTTCTTGTTATATGCGTACTGCTTAATCAGTTTCTGCTGATTAGCCTTATAAAGTGGCTGACCGAATCCACCAAGACAATATAAGGTCTTTTTAGCAGCTATCTCTTTTGCTTTACATGCTAGGTCTATATTATTCATAACTTATATCTCCTATATATATTTTTATTTATACTTTTTCTTTTGTGTATGAAAAATAAAAAAATGTAGTATTATAATACATTTAGGAAAAGTCCTTATATAAAAAAATTGCTATAAGGACTTTTGGAAAATGTAAGCAAATCTACACTAAAAATCTTCTCTCTGGGATAAGTAACCGATAGAACTTAAACCGAGTAATGCTCCAATAAAAGCATCAAGTAACATGAGCGTTTGAGCTATCTCCGGTCCTAAAGGCCATCCCCATATCTTAGCAAGTCCAAGATACAAAGTGCTCAAAGCTGGAAGCACGATCATTGCCACCCATTTCAATACATCATAAACTTTGTCTGGAATAAACTGTTTCATCTCCCATCATCTCCCTTCTGCTGTGCCTGTAAAACCATAATCGCCTCTTCGCACTTATACATCCTCTCGACAAGGTTGTTGTGCTTATCGACTTTCTTTTCCAACTGTGTCAAACGATATTCCAATAAATCTCTCGTTGCTTTGTTGCTTGCGTATTGTGTAATGATACAAACAAGCAAACTAACCACGCCACTTATCGTTGGTGCTATAATTACGCTCCATTCCATTTCTGCCTGCCTCCTACTCTGTAACAAGTGTCAGTTCATAGGTTACCTTTAAGGTCTTATCCGATAACTTATGAACAGGGTTATCAAGGTTGAAGATGGTTGCAAGGTATGGTCTTATTAGTGTGCCTGCAACACCAAAGGAAGCATTGCTTGTTCCATTCCAACAGATATACGGGTCATCTACTGCCTGACCACCACACCAAAAACCTTCGCTATTTGCCAAAGCCATAACGCCTGTGCCATTTAACTTTTCAAGTGTCGGCACTCCGTTCTTTAATCTGATAACGCTGTTACCAACATAAAATCTGCCCTCTAAAATAACGCCAGGTCCTGACTCATACCCAGAATCAGGAAGGTTGCCGAGGTCGGTTACTGCGTATGTGCCTGTATGAATTGCCTTGCAATAATTATAGCCACCACTATAAAAACTTGAATGATTAGCGATAATAAAATAATTACCAAGGAATCCAACGCTGAATCTGTAACACTCCCCCGTTGTTCCGTTTACCCATCCACATTGAATGTTTGGAAACGAATACTGCTCCTGCGTGTTGTCAAGGTTGAACTTTAAGACAGACAAAGTGTTGTCTGCATCGTTTGGGTTTTTTGAAAATGTAACAATACCCCAATAGCCATACCTGCTATAAGTTATCCAAGAGCCATTGTTCGTATATGCAACAGGCGTGAAAGTGTAGTTGATAGTTCTTATTTCTCTTGCTGACGCTCCGTCAATTTGTGCCAAACCTTTCATAGGGTTAATGGCAACGCCTGCAAGGTCATATTCCTTAATATTCAGCACGCCATCTGTTGGACTGAATCCCTGAACAACACCGA